AAGCAAAAATCGTAATTACCGGAAACAAGAAACCCCTCTCATCGTCGATTCAGGACTGGCTAGTTATACCCTGCGGTCAGTGCGTGGGCTGCAAAATCACAAAGACAAAAGAGTGGGCAATAAGATGTGTCCACGAAGCAAGCCTCTACTCTGACAACTGTTTCTTAACGCTAACCTACAATGACGAGTGTATGCCAAAAGATGGCTCACTCCACAAAGCTGACTTCCAAAACTTTATGAAGCGGTTCCGGAAAAACCATAAAGGGACTGATGCCGTAGATCGTCAGATGATTGACAAACAGACGGGCGAAGTCACCACCTACACCCATTACCCCATCCGCTTCTTTCACTGTGGGGAATACGGTTCAAATAAAGACCGTCCCCACTATCACGCATGCGTATTCAACTTTGATTTCCCCGATAAGGAACTATTAACGACAAAGAAAGGCGTAAAACTATATGTCTCAGAAATGCTTGAAGAACTCTGGTCTAAAGAAGTGTCCGTTGACGAGTCGAAGTATCATAAGCTGGACAACCTTTGGTATCGTAACGGGCGTCTCTATGTCAAGCTTGGTTACTGCCGTATTGGTTCTGTTACTCCTGACTCAGCCGCTTATGTGGCTGGCTACATTCACAAGAAGGTCGGTGGTGATCCTGCGTGGGATCACTACCTCAAAGAAGATGAACAGGGCAATATCAACATCCTCGAACCCGAATATATCACTATGTCTCGCAACCCAGGGATTGCAAGAGACTGGATCAAAAAGAACCTGTCGGACGCCTACCCTAAGGACTTCGTAACCTCAAAAGGGAAAAAGTTTAAAGTTCCAAAATACTATGATGCGATATATGATGAGTGCTACCCGCAAGATTTAGAACGCATTAAATTGAAAAGAAAGGAGAAAGCTATTGAGCTACAAGAGTCACCTGAACGCCTAGCTGCAATGGAGAAGTGTGCAATACTTAACCGAAAACGAATTATTAGGAGCTACGAAAATGAAAGTTAACGTCTATGCTTTTCTCGATGTAAAAACGAATTTCTTCCTTCCGCCAATGTTCTTCCACAACACGCCCGATGCAATGCGAGGTGTTATCAGAATGTCGAAGAACGAACACCACCCAATCTCGGAATTTCCCGAGGATTATCAACTTTTCCGCCTGGCGGACTATGACGATACAACTGGATTTATCAAGAGCCTCGAAAAGCCTGAACGAATTGCTACTGTTCAGGAGTGCTTGGGCCACAAGCCCCAGGGGGAGTAATGTCCAATCTACACCTGTTCCGACTCATCTGGAACGTAGTCAAATTTATCATTAGGAGTAAATCTTATGGAATTGATCAAAACGAAAAGGGAGAATGGCAGCTCCCGTGTGGCCGTACGTTCAAGTGCTCCGTCAATGACGGAACAGAGCCACAAAAAAGCGTGCAATATCAACACGATAATGGCCAAAATCCGCAAGGGTCAAGCGGTCCCAACGATAGCTGGTGAGCCTATATTTGGTGATTTCACCAAATGCAATGACTTCCAAACAGCTCAAAATGCTGTGCTTGAGGCGCATGATCGCTTCATGTCGCTACCAAGTGATATTCGTCGCAGGTTCCAAAACCAGCCAAACAACCTGCTGGAATTCCTAGAGGACCCCGAGAACCTCGAAGAAGCCGTCGAATTGGGCCTTGTGACGAAACTGGTACCACAGGACCCTCCTCCCGAGAACACGGCACCACCGGCTCAGGAGACGGCCAAAACTGGCGATTAGCCATAGAAAGTACAGATGGAGCTTGATCCCATCTGTACAACTGACACCTTATCTATTTTAACATTGGAGCTATTCATGGCCAAAATGAGAAACAAGAGCCACATGGGGAAGCAATTTCATAATGTCCCTACGGCCGATATTGCGAGATCGGTATTCGATCGAAGCCACTCAAACAAAACCGGCATAGACGGGGGTATTCTCTATCCCGTCCTGTGGGACCGCGTCCTCCCTGGCGATACTTTTTCGTGTAATGTGTCGACTGTGGCGAGACTCGCCACTCCCCTCCGCCCTTTTATGGACAATCTCTCGTTGGATTACTTCTTTTTCTATGTGCCCAAGCGACTGCTCTGGGAAAACTTCCAGCGGTTCATGGGCGAGAAAGACAATCCCTCGGATAGCATCGATTTTACTGAACCTCAGATGACTATTCCTGCTGGAGGTATTGTCGAAGAAGAACTCGGGGACTATTTCGCACTGCCTGTAGGCGTCGAAGACTTCTCCCCGAACGCATGGTATTTCCGTGCGTATAACAAAGTCTACTTTGATTGGTTCAAAGATCAAAACCTCATCGATGCACCTGCATTGAATGTGGACGATGGTCCCGATGCGGTTTCTGATTATCCCTTGCAAAGAAGGGCCAAAAGAAGAGACTATTTTACTTCAATGCTCCCTTGGCCTCAAAAGGGAGACGAAGTTGACTTGCCCCTTGGCGATTCTGCACCCATCTATGGGCTAGGTAAGGCTACCAGTGCTTTTGATCAGACGAGTATTGCGGTTTATGAAACTGATGGTAGTGGGACGCGAACTTATGCTGATGCACAGATCATCACAAACCCGGTGGATACCTCGCCTGGTTTCTTCTACGTTGAGGAAGACCCAGGTAATGCTGGCTATCCGAATATCCGAGCTGATCTGAGTAATGCAACGGCTGCGACTATTAACTCACTACGGGAAGCGTTTCAACTGCAACGGATGCTTGAACGCGATGCCAGGGGAGGATCGCGTTACGTGGAATTGGTGAAGAGCCATTTCAATGTAACGTCACCTGACTTCAGACTCCAAAGGTCCGAATATCTTGGTGGGGGGTCTACCCCTGTGAACGTGGCTCCCGTTCCTCAGACTTCTCAGACTGATACTACCGAACAGGGCAAGCTCGCTGCGTATGCTTACGCTCAACAATCCGGGATCGGATTTACCAAGTCCTTCGTCGAACACGGCGTAATCCTTGGGCTTGTCTGTCTGAGGGCAGACCTGACTTACCAAGGTGGCCTCGACCGGGACTGGACAACCCAAACCAAGTACGACAATTACTGGCCGGCCTTGCAATGTTTGGGTGAGCAGGAGGTTCTTAACCAGGAAATCTACTGCGATGGATCGGCAAATGATACCGCTGTGCTTGGGTATCAAGAACGGTGGGCACATTTACGGTTCAAACTATCGACTGTGACCGGGGTCATGCGGTCAAGTCATCCTCAATCTTTAGACTCGATGCACCTGGCGCAAGACTTTGCGACTTTGCCAGCTCTCAACCAGGACTTCATCGAGGAAAATCCTCCACTTGATAGAGTCGTGGCTGTTACTTCCGAGCCTGCTCTATTATGTGACCATTATTTCAGGTATCATTGTACCAGGCCGATGCCCGTCAATTCGGTCCCTGGCATGATCGATCACTTCTAGGAGAAATATGGGTTTATTATCTGGTATCGTAGGTGGCATAGCGTCCTCGGCCCAAGCTCTATGGAATCAAAAGGAGAAGGGGCGAGATCGCCAGTATGCCACAAAAATGTCCAATACCGCTCATCAACGTGAGGTTAACGACCTCAGGGCTGCTGGACTGAACCCCATTCTAAGCGCCGGTGGGTCCGGTGCTTCAACCCCATCGATCGGGAGTGTAGGTGCTCCCGATGTCGGTGGAAATATAAGTAAACTTACTCAAGCGTCTACTGCAAAAAAGGCTGCTGCTGCTCAGATCGATAACGTCCGAGCGACTGCTGCGAACACGCGAGCTGCTCTCCCTGGCATTGCGTTGGACGCAAAACTGGCCCTTGCTACTGATGCATGGCTAGACAAAAACCCTGCCTTCTATGAAGCTGCTGCCGGTGCTAATGCTGCCCGGCGTGTCGGCCTGAACTCCACGTGGGGAGCTGCTTCCGGCGCTGCCACTTCCGCCAAGGATATGTGGGAGGCAAACAGTGGTCCCGGATTCAAATGGGGACCTCAACCTAAACTTGACCGTACGAAAGTCGGTCCTCCACTACGGAAAGATCTTAAAAAAGGGGAGAAATGGACTCCCTACAATGATGCTTTCTTCAACAAGTATTAGGAGCAATTATGAAACGGAAACGTATGAACAAACGCAAATCCAAAAAATTGTTTACCCGAACCTCTCGCTCACACGGGAGGAATCGCGTCAGCGGTTCACCTCGTGGAGGTATTCGGTTGTAGACAACACGAGCGTAGCTCGTTCATACCATTGCCGGTTCTCTCTGTCCGGCAATAAAAGCAACTAATTTCCCGCAAGAGTGCTTTATCTGGCGCTCAAGCGGGGGGTTGGTTGCCGGTATCAAAACCACTACTCACCTATGCCATATATGCAATGGAGCGTTGCTAATGTGTAAACACCCAAAATGTAAAATACCACTGGATAAGCGAACGTGTGATAACTGCTGTATGAATTGGAGTCCAAACTTAAAGGATACTGCTGATGCCATGTCACCACCCTCTCAACGCTTATCGTCATCCCCATATAAAAACAGCCTCGGGCAAAGCAAAAATCGTAATTACCGGAAACAAGAAACCCCTCTCATCGTCGATTCAGGACTGGCTAGTTATACCCTGCGGTCAGTGCGTGGGCTGCAAAATCA